TCGAGATCGGCGGTGGTGTAGCGCAGCACCGTTCCATCGACGAGGGTAAAGCTATAGCAATCCGCCATATAGAATTGCGGTTGGGCCAATATCGCCCGCAGGGCCGATGTCGATTGTTTCATTTCAGGCTCTCGAATTCGAGTTTCTTTTGTTCCCAAAGCCGGTTCATGAATTTCGAGAAATCACTGTCGTCGGCCAGGAACCGCACCGGCCAGTAATAGGTGAAGTCGGCGGTAACCTCCGCCCCACTGGCGGGTGGGCTGAACAGGGTCAACACCCCTGTGCCCGCATTCACCGTCCAGCCGCCGGGCGATAGCGCGATGCCGTTCACATAAACGGTGGAGACGATATGGGGCGCGAAAACAGGCTCGGTAAAACCGCCCAGGCTGCGCACCAGTTGGAACGCGGTTTGCGATCCCGTGCCCTGCCCGATCGGCTGGCCTGTGACCTGACGGTCGTCGGCATCGTCGAACAGGAAGGAATCGAATGCGCCCTGCCGCGCCAGGAAAAAGCCCAGTAATGCCCGAAATTCGTTATTGGAATCATCGCGCAGGAAATTGAAGCTGAGCGTCCATTTCCATCTTGGATAGGTCCACAAAGCCGCGCGGGTTTCCTTGCCCGATGTCGATTGCTGAATCAGCGTGCGGAAAATCGGCGTGCGCACGACCGGATATTCCAGCCCGGCCAGTGTGGGGAAAATCGCGTTGCTCATGCGCTTAACGCCGGATCGAAACCGCGCGCCGCCGCCCGCAACGCCTTGGCGACGCCGCTTTTATTATTGGACAGCAGGCGCTGAAAGCTGACTGCATCGACCGCGTGAATATGAATATCCCCGCCGGACCTGCCGCCGCCCGCCAGATTGGCGCGCAAGGGGTCGGCGATGCTGGCGGGCAGGACCATCTCGCGCTCATGCAATTGCGTCATGGGGTTAAGACCGCCCGGCACATCCCAGCCCCCGGCGGCGGAGAAAACGTCGAACGCCATAACGGCGGCAAAGGCGCCCGCCGCCGCGACCGGCGCCAGAACCGGGCCGACGACCGGGATATCGGCAGTGGCGGCATAAGCGCCCGCCGCCGCCTTGTTCGCATCGCCGAACACCGACGCAGACCCGGCGGCGGCATCTGCGGCTTTGCCTTCAAGGGCAGCCGCATTCGACGATGCCAGACGCGCCGCATTGCCAGCCTGGCTGGCGGAGGTCATCGTCAATTCGGACTCGATCCAGGCCGTCGCGCGTTTGACCGCCATATTGACGAAATCGCTCACCACCGATTGGCCCAGCTTTGCCATCGCCTGGCTTAAAGTCTCATTGCCCTGGATGATGCCGTTGATCGAGGATGAAAACGCATTGCCGATGGGATCGATGATCGATTTCCAGGATGCTTCGGTTTCCTTGACCGCCTGCTGGTCAAGCGCACGCAGCTTTGCGTTATGCTTGGCCTCCAGATTATCGGCTTGCGCCTGAAGATTTGCCCGCTCCGCTCCCTCCTCCGTCATGCATTGGCGGGCATCCTCAAGTTGCCTGCGCAGGCTGGCGTAACGGGCATTTTCAACCCGCATCTGATCGGCGATGGCATCGTCGGCGGAGATTTGGTTCAGGTCTTTCAGAATATTAATCTGCGATACCTGCGCGGCGTAATCGTCTTCAATGGATTTTCGATTATCTTTCTCTTGGCCCAATGTTTTTAAAGGCTGAGAAGCTTCCAGCGCGCTGGACCGCACCTTATCCAGCGCCCCCTGAATATCCCCGCACGCATCGCCAACCGATTGCGCCGCCTGCGACAGCCCGGATTTCAGATCGTCATTCGCGACGCTGAACCCGATTTCGATCTGGTTATCGGCCATGGCGGCTCCAATAAAAAAAGGCGCCACAAGGGCGCCTGAGATTTCTTTAGGGTTATTCCGCAAAGATGCCCTCAATAAAGGGCCTCGCCGTCACTTCCGCCGCAATGCGCCCTTGCACCGTTCGGAGCAGGTTTTGACGGCATCCCAATCGTTCCGCCATTTCTTCCGCCAAGCGAAAGGACGCCCGCAGGCGAGGCAGATTTTCTGGGGGAGATTGGGTTTTTTGTAACGGATCGGGGGGTCGATCAATTCTTTATCTTCACCAGACGGCCATCCTCGAAATGGAGTTCGTTGCCTTCGGGATAGAACCATATCTCGCGAAAATAGGTGCGGGAGTCGATTTCCGATTTCCGGTTAGGCTCACCCCACGCGCTCGATAGGACCTGCGCCTTCACCATGCCCAGCGACACGCCTGGCAGATGGCGGCGGCGCTCTGCCTCCGGGGCTTTCAGGCGATCGATGAAGGAGGGATAAAAAGCACGCACGATAACGGGCGGCGGCTCATGGTCTATCACGTCGTATTTCATGCTGGTCAGATCGGTGGTGATATAACCTGCAATGCCGTTCGCGAAGGTCACGTGAAATGTGCACGTGCGTGACAGACAGTGATCGACGGAATCGAACCTCATTCTGCCGCCAGCCGTTTTCACCAATCCGATACCAAGAGTCTCGTTGACGGCATAGACATGCGTTCCAACATTCCAATAATCATGGCCGACATAGCTGTTGGCTTGGCGCATCGTCTCCAGCGTTTCCGGCGTATCATAGATATGCGAGGGTGGAACTCCACATCCTGACAAGGAAGCAGCCGCTAAAAGGGCAAATGCCCAATTCGATTTAACGCGCCCCAAAAATCCCTTCCTTTCCCGCCGTGGCCAACAGCCCGGCTAGGCTCTCGGTTCCTGTTTCATAAGATTTGTACCCCAACAGATTACCGATGAGGAGATGGGTCGGCGGGTATTTTCGCCAATAGGCGGCAAGGGCCAGATATTGGGGGATGGTCATCTCATCGATCTGCGGCCAAGTGTGGCCGCAGGCCGTGGCGATCAGGCCGTAGATGTCGCCCCAGTCGAATTCCCCGCCGCCGAACCTTCCCCCGATGCGGGCGCCCGCCGTTCGAGTCCGGACAGGACCGCCACGGTCGTAACCGCCGCCTGAAGTTCGGCGATGGTGGGCGACAGATCGTCGAAGGCGGCGCGGGTAAAGCCCGCATCCGCCGTCCCGATCGCGGCGGCGATAATATCGCCCTGCGCCTCGATCTTGGCCTCGCTGTCGATGCCCAGCGTCAGAAACAGCGGCAGAATACGCTTCAAGTCGCGGAATTTCAGCGGCGCCACCGGAAAGGTTTTGCCGCCGAGCGTTATGGTGTCGGTCATTTCGCTTACTCGCTCAGCCAGATATTGCCGATATTGCCGGCGGCGTCGGCTGCGGCCTGGAAATCGAATTCGGGGATCATGAAATCCTCGTTCTTGAAGGCGAGCGACAGCTTGGGCGACAGAACCGAGTTCAACTGCAAATTCAGCAATTTGCCCTGATATTGCTCATTCAGGATCAGCTTGAAGGTCGGCGCGGACCCCATCAGCATATTGGTCAGCGACAGGCTGGTCCCGGTCGTGGTCACGTAAGTATAGGTGAACATCAGGGCCGCATTGGCGTCGCCAGCGCTGAAGGTATAAACCCCGCTGCTGACCGTATATTGGCCGGTGGCGGGGGATGCGGGCACCGGCGTCAGCATCGCGCCGGTCGCCTCATACGCCACGCCCAGATCGGCGGTGAAGGTCGCGTGATTGGCGACCTGCACCGTATAGGCAGAGGCGGCGGGCACGATCCCGACCTCGTTCAACTGGGTCAGCGTGTTGCCGGTGGACAGCGTCTGGCCGAAAAACACATTGTTGAAATTGGCGGCGGTGATACGCGCAGCCTTGGCCTTGCCGGTGATCTTGAGCGCGCCACGCGCCAGCGCCGCCGGGGCCTGAAACTGGCCGGTCAGTTCCTTGACGGTAAAGCTGATATCGAGCTGCACCTCCTGCAAAGTGCCGAATTGCGCGGGCGTCGGGGTGGCGATATCGGTGCGCAGCGCAACCAGCGCGCCGACGCCAAAGGCATATTGAGTCACTTAAATCTCCTATGGTGTAAGGATTTCGACGGGCACGATGGCATAGGCATATTCGCCCAAAAGCCCTTCGTCGGTTTCGATCTTGCCGTTGATGGCGACGCGCTTGACCAGCCCGCCCAGCGTTTGAACCCGTCCCGGATCGCTGGCCCCAAAGGCCTGTTCGATCGCATCGATCATCGGGTTCAGCAGCGATGAGGTCGGAAAGCTTTTGTCGCCGGAATGGACATAGAGGACGAGTTCCAGATGCATGATCCGCTTCAAGGGCTGCATCGCGGTCCACTCGACCGTCTCGCCCTTATAGATCTGGAACAGGGCCGGACAGTTGCCCGCCCCCACATCCTGCGGCGCCTTCAAGCGGCGGCTGGTGATTTTCAGGCCCGGCACGCCCGCGGTCAGTAAATCGAATAAAGCCGCCTGGATGGTTTCGCGCGTCATGATGCAAAAACCTCCGCCAGCGCGTCGGCCAAACCATCTTCGATATCCTGAGACATATCGGCCAGGGCGCTGCGCAGAAAGGAATGGGCCGGGTAATCGACCCTGCGGTCATAGGGACGGACCGCTACCTGAACCGGGGCGATGGCGCGCCCGAAGGCGACCGTCTGACGCCGCAAATGGGCGCGCACGCTTTCGACGCCGGTGAAACCATATTCCTGAAAAGCGGCATAAGGTGCGCTGGACCCCACCGTCGCGCGAATATCTGCTCCGGACAGATCGACCGAGGCGCTGAGCGAATCCCGCAACGTACCCGTACGCGCCTTCAAGACGCTGCCGGACAGATTGGCGGCGGCAAGCGCAAGGAGCCGCTCGGTCAGACCTTGCGAAGCGGCGATTAAAGCTGCATCCGCCTTGGCCGCCAGATCGGCAAGGCCATCGACCACAGCGTCAACATTATCTATCGCGGCGTCGATCATGCCAAATTCGCCCGCGCATAGCGTGCAATGACACTGGTCACGAACGGGCTGACATCTTTTTGCAGATAGGACGTGGTGGCGATGCCGCCCATGCTTTCCGACAGCTTGCCCAGCCTGTCCTTGCCACGATAGCGCAGTCCGACCAGCTCCATCACCGCCTCGACCACATCGGCTGGGGGCGTTGCGTAACCGGCGGTATAGGTCACCGCGACATTGGCCGTCCCGCGCCGGAACCATTGGCCGAACAGCGAAATCACATTGCCGTTCAACCGCCACCCGGCCTGGTGAAACACTGAGGATTGCTGAATGGAAATGCCGTCGATGCTGAGCGAGGTCACGGCGATCACCGGCGTCTGCCGCAGATACAGCCGGTCGCCGCCCTTGCCATCGTAAAGCTCACTGTAGCTCTGCGCCCAAATCGGCCGGGCGCAGGCGGTGACGAAATAGGCGCTGGCCGCCGTAATCAATCGCGCCAGCACCCCATCGTCATTCGACTGCAAATCCCCGCCCAGATAGGCCTTCACATCGGCCAGCGTTACGAGATCGCCTGAGGTCATGTGCGCCTCCTCCCCATACGAATCTGGACCGGCCAATGGCCGGTCCAGATCGCCCAATCAGACGTTGGCGATATTGCCGATGACGCCCATGGCGAAGGGGGCGTAGACTGCGAGCACTTCTTCGGCATAGACGCCGAATTCGTAGGCGCGGGTCTTCAGTGGCCAGTCCATGCGGTAATAATCCCGCCGTGTTTTGACCTCTGCGACATTCGGCACGTTAGTGGACTGGTACTGCGCCGGCAGGTTTTCCGACCAGCCGATAATCGTGCCCGGCGGCACGAAGGGGTGGATTTTGACCGGGATTTTATATCCGCCGTCCAGCGCGAACGGGTTGTAGTAATATTCGACCACGCCGTTCGCCACGATCGCGAACGGGTCTTTCCCGTCGGTGGTGAAACGCAACAGCGGGGATGAGGCGCTGCTGAGCACCTTGTTGGTGATGTTCCGCTGTTCCTGGCTGTTGACATAAAGGACGGTCGGGCTGACCTCGTACTGGTCCCACATTTTCTCCAGCATCAGATCGATCTCGTTCACCGATCCGCGTCCCGATGCGGTCAGGCCCGAATTCTGACCCAGATAATTCACATAGGCCCCCGACCCGGCCTTCAAGGCGGAGGTCAGCAAACCGTCATAGGCCAGCCCCGGATTGGCGGAACTGTCCGCCGTCACCGCCGACGCAGCTTGCGTGCCGGTGGCGAGCGGCGCGGACAAGGCGACGCTGTTGACGGTGGTGATCGCCTGCAATTTTTCCGACCCTGCCACACCGGCGAACCAGGCATAGCCGACGGCGCCGATGCTGGGCGCGACCGTGGCGTATAAGGTCTCGCCCAAAGTTACGGCCTGCGTGGCATTGGCGGAGGGCGCGGACGATCCGCCATTCAGCGTAAAAGCGTTGCCGTCTGCCCCGGCGATGCTTTTGGTGGTGGCGACCCCAGCTGCGAGGCTGGAATTGCGATAACCCTCATAGGTCAGGGCGACCACGATCACCGAATAAGTCGCGGCGGGTAGTGTCCCCGCCGACCCGCCAACGGTCAGCACCGGGGTTGCAGGCGTTCCAAGTTGAAGGGTTCCGTTGCCGCCCAGAAAGGCGTTTTCTTCCTTCAGCATCATCTTCTGCAACAGGCGCATGGTGGCGGTCGCCTGCACATCCTCGAACCCCTGGGCGGCGGAAACGGCCTCGAAGGTCACCGAATCCTCCTCCCCCACCGTGGCGTAGGCGGCGGAGCGGGAGGATGTATTATAGCTCATCCGGCCCGAACGCTGGCCTTCGGGCACCCACCCCATCGTGTCCCAACCGGACCCGATAATGGCGTTGACCTGCCGCCAGTTGGTGGCCGTGCCCGTGCCGCCGCCGACGCGGGGCAGCACATTGCGGATCGGCGTCGCCGCCGGATAAAGATTCTTGGCGGAGGGCTGCAAGTCATAGGCAAGCAGGCCGGTTCCGGTGGTGACCGTTTTGGCGAGACTGTCGGGCCTGCCCAGCGCATCCTTGATCAGCGCCAGTGTTTCGGCTGTCGTATTGGCATTCATAAAAAGGCTCCATCTTAAGGGGACGGGACGCCTCCCGGCGTTCCCTGCGCCTTGCCCAAGGGCGTGTTTGAAGTTCCGGATGGGCGGGCTTCACCGGCCGAATGTCGTTAATTTGGGGACTTGCATCAGCGGGCGCGCGGCCTTACCTCTGCGTCCATGAAAAATGAAATCGAAACCCTCGTTTCCGCGTTCGAGCAGGACAACGCCCAACTGGCGGCCCCGACCGATGCGATGTTCGCAGGCTTCATCGCCCACCGGCCCTCGCACGCCCGTTTTCTGAATACGCTGTCGATGCTGGAACATCTGGGCAGCCACAAGATCATGGCGACCCAGCATGGCGCGCGCATCGAACAGCCGACGCTGAAACATCTGGCGGACGAAACCCGCCATGCCTTTTTCTTCAAGCGCCATGCCGACCGCGAGGCGGGCCGGACGATGGAATACGATGCGGACGATCTGGTCGTTCCCTTCGCCGCGCGCCGGTATTTCCACCGGCTGGAGGCTGAAATCGTCCGCGCCCTGCCGCCCCGCCCGGACAGACGAATAGCCTATCTGATCATGTCGATGATCGTCGAATTCCGCGCCGTCTGGGCCTACCGCCTGTATCACGCTGCGCTGAAC